TGGAACAGACAGAATGTTCATGTTAGACCCAGCAAGCAGATTTTTTGATAGCAATGATGCTGGTAAACAAACCAATGCTTTGACAAGAATTTTGCCAACAGCTGACTATCCTATTTACACCTGTGAATTAGATGAGAGAGTGCCATCTGCAAAGCTGTTTCCGATAGATGAAGTTACTAATTATGCAAAATGCGCGTATTTTAATAATACAGTTGCCTATGCAATCGGTTTTGCTTTTTGGAACAAAGTCAAAGCCATTGATCTTTTTGGCATAGATTTTTCATATTCTACCGATTTACATTTTGCTGAAGCAGGAAGAGCATGTGTCGAATTTTGGTTATGCAAATTGATCGAAAACGGAGTTGAAGTCGGTGTTAGCCCTAGATCCACGGTACTGGATTCATCCGTTCCATTGAATGAAAGGCTTTATGGTTATCATCGTTTACCAGATCCTTTTGTTGCTGTACCGCATGATGGTAAATGGGTGGTTGGCACTGTCAGTGATGTAGAGGGTGCTTTGCAAAAAGACAATCTCACTATTGTACAACATGAAAAACCGCCAGAACCGTACAAAGGATGAACGATAGCTTCATAAAACTGGGCAATGTAAGCGTCCATACAACACAAAACAAAGGGCATGATCCAGAGTTTTGGGCGGAGCAGGCAACAAAAAAAATATGCGATGTTTCGGCAGATGCGCCAGAACATGTGAGACAACAAGCCAATGCTTACAGGAATTATATTTATCAAATTATTTTGATTGCTATGAAACATAGTATAGAATCTAATAAAGTGACTATGGTGAATTTATTAATTAGTCAAGGTCATGAAGACATGGCTAGAATTATTAAGGAACTATAATGGCAATAACATCTGCAATAGCAACAAGTTTTAAACAAGAGATTCTTGTTGAAGGACACAATCTAACCAATGGCGCTGATTCGATTAAATTAGCGTTATACACAAGTTCAGCAACAATGGGTGCTTCGACTACTGCGTATTCAACTGCACAAGAAGTAAGTGGTACTAATTATAGTGCTGGCGGTGGTACATTGACAAATGTGACACCAACAACTTCTGGAACCACAGCAATCTGTGATTTTGCAGATTTAACTTTTGGTACAGCTACAGTCACGGCTAGGGGTTGTTTGATCTACAATTCAACCAACTCTAATAAAGCTATATGTGCTATCGACTTCGGTGGCGATAAAACATCGACTGCTGGAGACTTTACTATTGTTTTCCCTAGCGCTACAGCTACAGGCGCAATCATTCGCTTGGCTTAGTCTAGGAGTTTTATGGTAGACTTTTTGTAAGGAAGTTTACTATGCCTCTATCTAAAGTAGAATTTAAAGCAGGAATCAACAAAGAAGAGACCGATTACTCAAACGAAGGCGGTTGGGTAGACGGCAATCTTATCCGTTTTAGAAAGAACCGTGTAGAAAAAATAGGTGGTTGGGTCAAATACTCGACCAATAGTTTTCTAGGCATTTGTAGAGCGTTACATCAATGGATCTCTTTGGGCGGTAGTCGATACATGGGTCTGGGAACCACGCTCAAATACTATGTCGAAGAGGGCGGTTCTTACAATGATGTCACACCAATCAGATCAACAACATCTGCTGGTGATGTCACTTTTTCAGCATCCAATGGCGATGCAACAATAACTGTAACAGACACAGCCCATGGTGCTGTTCAAAATGACTTTGTGACATTCAGTGGGGCTTCAAGTTTGGGTGGCAACATCATTGCTTCTGTCTTGAACCAAGAGTATCAAATAGCAACGATTGTGAACGCAAACAGTTATACAGTAGAAGCCAAAGACACTTCTGGCGCTACAGTCACAGCAAATGCAAGTGATTCTGGCAATGGTGGATCCAGTGTTGTTGGTGCTTATCAGGTTAATGTTGGTCTCGATAATTATGTGCAGGGCACAGGCTGGGGTCTTAATTCTTGGGGAGATGGTGGTTTTGGGTCTTCGAGCTCTATATCAGCGCAAAATCAACTCAGATTATGGACGCATGATAATTTTGGCGAAGATTTAATCATCAATGTTCGTGGTGGTGGTATTTATAGGTGGGTTGAAAACAATGGTGTTGGAACAAGAGCTGTGCAACTTTCATCTGTATCAGGCGCAAATAAAGTGCCCACAGTTGGTTTGCAGGTTGTCACATCAGAAACAGATCGTCATTTGATCGTTTTGGGTGCTGATCCAATAGAAAGCGGATCACGCTCTGGAGTTGTTGATCCAATGTTGGTGGCTTTTTCCGATCAAGAGAACGCTTTGGAATTTGAACCAACAAGCACAAACACGGCAGGCTCGTTGAGGCTTTCATCAGGTTCACAAATTGTAGGTGGCATGAAGTCCAGACAAGAGGTTCTAATTTGGACCGATACTAGCATTTACAGCATGAACTTTATTGGACCGCCTTTGACATTTTCATTGAATCTAATCAATGAAGGCGCTGGTCTAATTGGACCAAAAGCATTTGTAAACGCGCCAAACGGCGTCTTTTATATGAGCAAACAAGGATTTTATTTTTATAATGGTGCCGTGCAAAAGCTGTCTTGCAGTGTGCAAGAATATGTTTTTCAAGATTTGGACCAGTCACAAGCGTTTAAGTGTCATGTTGCTTTGAATGCAGAATTTTCTGAAGTTTGGTTTTTCTATCCTTCGATTAGTGATGACACCAGAGAAATATCAAGATATGCGATGTACAACTATCAAGAAAATAATTGGTCTATAGGCTCTATGGTTCGTTACGCATGGCTTGACTCAGGCATAAAGAATAGACCGCAAGCATCTGGTGCTTCATCTAGCACATATTATATTTATGAACATGAGAACGGATTTAACGATGATGAAAGCCCAATGGACAATGTATATATAGAGTCGGCAGATATTGACTTGCAGGACGGTCAGAATTTAGCTTTTGTTAAAAGGATTATCCCAGATGTTAAGTTTGTGACACAAACTGGCACATCGCCTGATCCTGCTGTTAATATCGTGTTGAAAAACCGTGATTTCAATGGTGAAAGCCTGACAACAAACTCAACCAATCAAATAAAAACGACCACGAATCAGAGTTTTGTTAGAGCCAGAGGCAGGCAGTTCGTGCTCCGTTTTGAGTCGGATGATGACAATAACACTGAGGATCGCAAAGATTATAAATGGCGTGTAGGCTCTACGCGCATTGACATACAGCCTTCTGGAAGGCGCGGTGCATGAGCAAATTACTTGCTACTCGTCTGCCTTTTGCCAATGGCGAGGTCACGCCAGAGCTATACAATCGTTTAATAAGAATTCTTGAGATCAACTTAAATGCAATCGATCCAGAGCAAATACCTAGTTTTAACGACACAGAAATTGATACTATACAGTTTGCAACTGGTGCGATAATATTTAATACTACAAGAAGCATCCATCAGGGGTTTGATGGCACTCGTTTAAGAGATTTATATAGTCATCAGACATATCCTACTGGTTTAGGTGCTACAATGAGTGTAGGGAGCGTTACGGTAACTACGAGCTGAATATGGCGATAAGCGAAGAATTAAAACAAAGAATAGAAAATTTCGGCATGGGACGAAGATCCCCAGCCATGGACAAATTAGCTAACCCAGAAATTTCTATGGCTCCATTTGGTTCAATCGATACATCTGCTGATGTTCAAGCTATGAGAGATCTAGCTGGTAAAACCAAAGGAGCCATTTCAAACAAAGATTTAGAAATTTTGAATCAAGCCAGTTCATTAACCCCAGAAGAACGCGCTCAACTCATGCAAGAGATTGAAAACGCGCGTATGAGAGAGATGGCACCACTTGGTCAAGTTTCTTCACAAATAGAGCAAATGGGCACAGGAGACGATCAATTTCTCGTTCACACTGAGTTTGGAGACACAATCGTACCACCACAGATCATCAACGATGATCCAGAGCTTGAGGCAATGCTTCAACGAAAATTTGAGGAATACAACATAACGCCAGAAGAGCGTGTTGTGGGATCAGGCATTGCGACACTTAATCCGCAGACTGGTCTTCCAGAATACGGTTTCTTCAAGAAACTAATCAAAGGTATAGGCAAAGTCGTTAAGAAAGTTGCTCCTGTGGCTGCTTTTATACCCGGTATAGGAACTGCATTGGGTGGTGTACTGGGTGGCATAGGCGGTAAAGTTGTCAGTGGAATCAGCAAACTAGCACCCGGTCTTGGTAGCACACTAGGAAGTATAGGCTCTTCTGTGATGAGTGGTATTGCAAATCTAGGAGTACCCGGTTTTTCATCGATTGCTGGCGGTACGGCTGGCGGTTTTCCCGGTATTAAAGGTGCTTTAACGACCAGATCTGGTTTATTTGGTGGCGGTCCTCTCGAAAGGATCATGGGCGCCGATCCCAGCTCAACTGCTGTAAGAAGTTTAGAGGCTGCTAGAGAAGCTGCGCTTGCTTCTGGTGATACTGCACAAGTTGCAGCGATAGATGCACAGCTTGCGACTTATAAAGCTGGTACAGACTTGTATAATCGACCACAAATTATTGGCACGGATCCAGCAACAGGTGCTCCTATTTATGCACAACCACAGCAAGGCGGTATTGGTGGGCTTTTTGGCGGTCAAGGCGGAGGTTTTGGCGGTCAAGGTGGCGGAATGGGCGCTTTAGGAATGGCTGGTTTGGCTGGTCTTGCTGGAACTTTAGGTAAAATGGCTTACGATGAAACCAAAAAAGACATGGGTGTTCCGATGACGCCAATGACAATGCTTGGTCCTGTTGGGCGTTTCAACATTGAGGCAGAGATTGCTAGAAGAATGGGTCAGGAGGCACCAAACCCTGTTGAGTTCGGTTTATTGCCCCAAGGTACATTTCCAGAGCTTTCTGGTGGTAGACCACTAGAAAGTGAAATGATGCCTTCTATGGGCGTTTCACAGCCTCCTGTGATGGCACCGATTGACATGGTTGATCCAAGACCAATACCTAAAAGACCACCCAGCATTGAGCAGATTCAACCACCAGTGATACAAAGACCACCTAGTATCGAATATATCCCAGAAGTTGTAGACGCTCCACCAGTGGTACAACAACCGCCTATGATGCCGATTGATATGCCAATCAATATTCCACAGATTGCACAACTGGATATACCGATGGTCATGCCTGACATACCGTTAGGTGACATCACGGTGCCACCTCCAATGCCTGCTGTACAACCAATGCCTATGCCAAGAAGAGCAGTCGATTCGATTAGACCGCGTATTAGCAGAAGAAGAGGCAGAGGGGTAGGCGCGTTACGAAGAGCCAATGGTGGCGCAATAATGAATTACGAAGGCGGTGGAAGTGCAAACAAATACCCAAACGAAGGCTTGGAAGCATTGGCTAGGGTTGCACCAGATGTTGTCAAGAGAATGGGATATGCTGGCGGTGGTCCAATTTACCCCATGGCTTATGCTGAAGGCGGAGCTGTTGCAATGAAAGGCATTAAACCAGAAACTATGGACAAAGTAAGAGGTGCTAGCGTCTATCCCCCGGAACCCGGAATATATGTTGGCGATGATGTAGATGAGATCATTCTTTCTAGGCAACCGATTCAGTATGACTATGAGAAGATGAAAAAATATATGGATGAAGCGAGATTGTTTGATGTGTCTCCACGATCTGTTTTGTATCAAGCGTATAAAAATAATGACATTTCCGAAGATGAATATTTCGAGTTTATATCTAGGGTAGACGATCTTCAAAGGTTAGAGGATGAAAGGAAGGATCAACGCGAAATGGAAAGTTTGTATGACGCGTTTAGTGAAAAAAGATATGAGAATCCAATGCTCTTAGGAAAAGGAGGCGAGATTCTCCCCATGGCTTATGCTGAAGGCGGTAATGTGAGCATGGAAGATTTTGAAAGAATGAATGGCGGTATCAATGGCGCTGGTACAGAAACCAGTGACGATATACCAGCCATGTTATCGGATGGCGAGTTTGTTATGACTGGGCAAGCTGTTAGGGGCGCTGGATCTTACGAGATGGCACAAGACAACAGAGGTATAATAAGTTTGATTCCAAACATGCAAGAAGATCGTGAACGCGGAACAAAGCTCATGTATGACCTCATGGATGCGTTTGATAGCAAAGCAGGGAGACTGTCTTAATGGCGAATGGCAATCCTTATGTATCTGGAATCACTCGTGTAGAGGGTGGTTTTGACCCATACAGCACTCAACTTTTTTATGGTTTGGGTGGCAGAGGTGGATTTATACCCGGTGCAATGCGAGCAGCAGAGCGCACATTCTTCGATGAGCAAGGCAGAGCCAGAGTCATACCCAGACAAATCGCTGAATTTACACCAGATCAGCTACAAGCGATGCAGTTGGCAAGGCAACAAGTTGGCATACAACAACCATATATAGCAGGCGCAGAACAAGCGATTAGAGGCTCTGTAAGCGAGCTAGGTACAGGATTAGACGAAGCCAGACGAAGGCGAATGGAGTCTTTGGATGTTCTGGCTGGCGGAATTGGTGGTTTGGGTGAAAGACTTGGTGAAGCTGAACAGCTTATTCGTGGCACAACAGGTGCTTACGATCCATCAATGGCACAACGATTCTTCGATCCTTATGAAGATCGTGTGGTTCAACAAACCATTTCTGATGTCATGGAGCGTGGCGATCAGGCAGATATTGCAGCCAGAGCAAGAGATATTGGACGCGGTGGCGAGTCTGCTTTCGGTTCAAGAGCCAGATTAGGTGCTGAAGAGCGTCAGAGAGCCCTCGGTAGGGGTCTAGGTGAGGCACTAGCAGGGATTCGTTCTAGGGGCTTTACAGAGGCTCAGAGAGCAGGTATGGGTGAATTTGCAAGACAACAACAGGCAGCAAGGACTGCTGCAACAGGTTTAGCTGGTTTGGGTGGCACACGATTTGGCGCAGCACAAACATTGGCTGGCGGATTGACTGGTTTGAGTGGTCTTGAACAGCAAATTGCACAGCAAAGAGCTGGCGCACAGGCTGGACTAGGTTCTGGTTTGATGCAGATTGGACAAGCACAACAACAGGCTGGCGCATTTGGTTTGGGTCAACTTATGAACATTGGTGGCTTACAACAACAGCTTGCACAGCAACAACTGGAAGCTCAAAGACAAAATTTGATGCAAGCACAACAAGCACCGTTGGCTCAATATCAATCATTGTTGCCTTTTATACAGGCAGCGCCACGCGCTTCATCGCAGACACAAACGACTTTTGGACCAAGACCAAGCCCATTACAAGCTGGATTAGGCGTTGGTTTAAGCGCATTGGGTGCATTGGGTAGTTTCTTTAATCAAGGACAGCAACCACAGAATGTAAGATACCAGCAACCACAGGGATATTACCCACCACAACCGCAGGTACCACAACCACAGCCAGCCCCACAAGCAAGCATGGGTTTCCCAATCGGTAATCCAGCAAACTATGATCCAAGAATTGCGACAGGAGTAGGTAATCCTTACTCTGGTGGCGGAGGATTCTAATGGCAATCAGCAGGGCACAGATACCTGAACAGATCGATGCTTACCAAGAGGGTGGCGATGTCTTGGGTTCAGACGATAGGCAACAGCCGAGTATGCAAGAGCTTTCCGATTTTGATAAATCAGTAAGAGAATACGAACAGAGATTTCAAGGTTTAACTCCTCGTCCTGCACCCATGAATTTTTTTGATCTTGCTTCTGAGCTAGGCGCTGGGTTATTGCAGACTCCGAATGTTGGTGGGGCTTCTGCATTTACTGGTTTAGGTGTCGGTTTTAGTCGTGCTGCGGAGCGTTTGAAGAAAGAAGAAGAGGATTATCAAAAACAACTACAACAAGTCAGGATGCAAGCAATGCAACTTGCTTTAGAAGATGAGAGAAGAGCCGAAGAATATTTACAACAGGTGAGCTTGAAGTTAATGGGCGATACCAATAAAGAAGTAAAAACAATCGACATACAATACACAGATCCTAAGACTGGCAATGTCATTGAGACAGTTATGGACAAAAGTAGCGCTTTATTTAAAGAAATTATGGAGGATCCTGCAAAATTTAAAGCAAGGACCATAAAAACGCCATTGGTTGATATGTCTGGTACAAATAAACAGTATGAGGACATAACCAAGGAACTGGCGAAAGAAATTGTTGCTGGCTACAAAGTTTTAGCAGAAGAAGCAAGGGGTGCAACACAGACACTAGATAAGATAGAAGCTGCTAGATATTTCGCGGAAGGACTTACAGAGCAAGAATTTGGACCGATAGCACTGCTTCAAGTGGGGATTGGCAGTCTACTTACGCAACTGGGCTTTGGTAATCTAGTCGATCAAGAAGCTCTTGCAGCACAGACTGCTGTAAACTCTGTGGGCACAGGTCTTGCAATGGGTTTGGTTGGTCAAACAAAAGGTGCAATCTCCAACAGAGAGATGGACATGTTCTTAAAAGCATCGGCTACGCTAGGAAACAACAAGGCAGGTTTTCTTCAAATCATAGATATTACAGAACGCATAAATGAAAAGACGCTAAGAGCTTCTGAAGAATGGGGACGAGAGCTTGACAAGTTAATGGAAGAAGAAAAGGGCGTTGCAGAGATTGCCAGTGCATATACAACTTTTTTAGCTGATTTTCACAAGAGAAATCCATTGTTTGATTACGGATCTGGTAGTGCGAATGATTATGATGAGAATTTGTCTCTGGAAGAAAACCTTGAAAGATTGGACAAAAACAGTGAGGCATACAGGATTTTGGCGCAAACAACTGCTGAAGGGATCGATGCTTTTAGAGGCATCAGCGCAAAACACGCTGCATACACGCCAGTCGGTAAAGTGGCTCAAGACATAAAAGGTGTGCCTGATGGTGCGAAATCTGCTGGTGTTTATTACAACCCAGATGACGAAGACGATCCACGCAACGGCAAACCGATGTGGCAAAGTTCTGATGGAAGATATCATGTAGAGGAAGACGAGGAGAGCCAGTAATGGCTGAAGTCGATCCTAAATTTTTACAAAGGTCTCCAGAGCAAATTCGTTTAGAAGCATCTGATAAATCTGACGCATACGATGCTTTTCTTTCTGGTTTAACCAATGATGAAACAGCCAAGATTGCTTGGCTTGCGAACAAAAGATTCCCATACGCTGCTGAACAGGGTGATGATCCGATGGATTATTATTACATTGATGGCGATGGCGATATTGCATACAGAGACCCTGTATCAAAAGAATTTAAAAAAGAGTTTCAAGAGTTTGATATTTTTGGCTTCGGTGTTGATGTAGAGGATGTTTATGGTTCGGTCTTTCCTACTTTGCAATTTCTATCAGAAGTGATCGGTGGTGCTGGTGGATTAATGTACGGTGGTGTGACTGGCGGAATACCCGGTGCAATAACAGGTGGTGTCGCTGGTACTGCTACTGGTGGTGGGATAATGTATGGGGTGAGGTCTGCATTATCGCAAATGCTCGATGGACCACTTTTAGAAACTGAAAAGATGACCAATGATCTTACAATTTCTAGTGCTGCTGGCGGTTTACCTTTTGGGGCGCCTGCAAAAAGTTTTGGTTCTTTTGCTGGTGGTTTGGTCAAAAAATTCCCCGGTGCGGATGGACGAAAGCAATTACAAAACATAATCACAGAGGGCGGTGATTCTGTTGATGCAAAAATACAGTTTGCGCAAGACAGGTTTGGAGTTACTTTGACTAGACCAGAAGCGCAAATGACGCTTACGAATGGTGCGCAACTACAATATTTTTTAAGTAAACAGCCCACATCACAAAAACTTTGGGACTTTTATCATGACAGAGCTCTACAGGTGCAAGACATTGCAGATGAGTTTTTCTCAGAACTACAATCTGGAAAATATGTAAGAGAAGGCGTCAAAAACAAATTGAGTGGGAAGGGCTCACTAAACGCACAGCTTGATGTAGCAAAAGCGTCAGATGCGGTTTTGAAAAAGATCGCAAAAAAGAGACAAGAAAGAGCAAGCAAAATTTATAAAGATGCTTTTGATATGCCAGATGTAAACATCGATGTGTCTGATCTGGTGTCTGGTTTAGATGAGAAACTTGCAGACAAAAATGTGAAAGGCAATTTGAGGAAGGCTTTTGTCGAGATGAGGAAGTCTTTAATCGATCAAAACACAGGAAATGTTAAGAACACAACTGAGATGTTGCATGAGGGTCTTTATCAAGACTTTACGCCATTGATCGAAACGCTGACGAAAGACAATCAAAAATTTATAAAACGACAAGTTACGCAATTAAAAAATTCTGTTTCCAATAGGTTGAAAGAAGCCAACCCTTTGTACAAACTTGCAACCGATGTGTATGACCCAAGCAAAGGTCATTTACAGGTCCTTGAAAAAAGCATAGTAAATGCTTTTGCAAAAGCATCAGAAAGAGGCGGTCAAAGCGCTGTGAACACGGTGAATAGGATGTTCAAGGGCAGTGCTACACCAAAAGAAATAACAGACCTTAAAAGATTGTTACAGGCTGAATTTGTAGATGAAGAAGGCATCACAAGATCAGGAGCTCAAGATTGGCAGAATGTAAAAGGCGCTTGGTTACAAACACAATTTGATGATGCAATATCTGGCAGTATCAATCCTCTTGGTGCTCCGAATAGATTTTTGTCTTCTATCGGTATTCGTGGAAATATAAAAACAGTATTTCCTGCTGCTGGCACAAGAGAGATTGGTCAAGAGGCAAGCGAGCTTGCTGCGGAACAAGCGGTTGTCAGAGGTAGAAAAGCAAAGATTTTAGAGGCTATATTGGAACCAGATGAATTGAATAACTTTGTTGATCTGGTTGAGCTTATGCAAATGACCAGTCACATCGCAACACAATCTGCCTCTCCAACACAATCATTGCAAGCGATGAAAGACATTTTGGTGAACGAGGGCACAAGGTTGGGAGTTTGGGAAAAGGGCAAACAGATCACAATGGGCGCAGTGAATCTAATACCAAGAATTTTAAACAAAGGGTTTGGGGACATACAAGAAAAAGTTATTGCAACCCAAAAAGAGGCTTATGAAGAACTGTTGATTGAAGCGCTTATAAATCCAAAGAAGGCTGTAGAGCTTAGACAGTTTATGGATTCAATCGATCCCATGACTTATCTTATGGCACAAACTTTTGCCAGAGGTGGTGTCGAAGGTTTGACTGAACTAGCTGAGACCACAGATGAAAGAAATACAGCTTTGATGGAAGAAAAAATACAAAGAAGGGATGAAGAGGCTACGAGAAAACTTCTTGAACAAGAAGCTACACAAGCACAAGAGGCTCAGAACTTATCGACAAGAATCCAAGACTTCCAAATGCCACAGGTCGATGCGCCATTGTTTGAGCCAGAAGCAGATCTGGCACCACAGGAAATGTTGTCGCCAACTATTTTGCCCAGCGAAAAAGATCGTGAGATTGCTTCAAGACAACTCGGTATCGGCAGTCTCGCCTAAGTCTGAATCGTTGGTCGCTTCGATCATCGCACCATAGACATCGAAATTTAACTCATGCCCCATGATGACTTCGCCATCAATGTTGACCATTAGGTTTCTGGCAATCAATCGCAACATCGCGGTTTGATGAAATAAATTCATGCGATTAAACATTTCGAGAACTTCGCTGGGGTGCTCGATTTCTTTAGAAGCAACGACTTGCTTCTGTTTCTTGGATTTGCCGAACATCAATTCTTCTCGTCTTGGATCACCAAGTTTTGATACGCTCTGTCGATCAGAACTTTCAACTGGTCGATCTTAGATCGCATCTCTACATGGCAAACTGCTTCGAGCTTCTCATAGGTATCAAAGTCAACCGCTAGGCTCTTCCTGCCCTTTGGATATTTGACCGTCTTCTCTGGTTTTTGTATTGCTTCTGCTTCCATTTCTCTCCTCATAGATTGCTATTAGACCCTTGTAGGTTTTTACGATTATACACAAAGTTGTAAACATTTACACAAAAATATGCGTTTTTGCTCAAAAAATATGTGCAAAAAAAAGATGAAAATAAGTGTATAAATAGTTGTACATTTGTGTAAAAAAGTGTATATTGTAAATGTAAATGATGATTACTAACAAAAAAACGGAGAACAAAATGAGTGAGATCTTTCACGACATTGTAGGGGTTAGATGCCCCATTCTTAATTTCAATATTTTTATCGCGTTGCCAGCAGGTCTAGTCTGGTACGCACTTTTTCTTATGGAGGTAATATAGACATGATGTATTTTTACAATATACACAACAAGAACGCCATTCTCGAAGAGGGTTTGGGAATTGAATCAAGAGACGGTAGCCCTGCTACTGGCTGGGATCTTTGGACCGAGATGATGCGAAATCCAGAGTCTTTTAAGACTGAGTATTTCAAATACTATAGCTGTGTCGCAACGATTGATTGCGAGCCGGGTACACATACTGAGGCTTGGTATTTAACCAACAGTGAGGAAGACTTTGCCAACAATTACCATGGAAGGGTTACTCCTTTGACTGGTTCTGGAAATATCCCATCAATGAGTGTTGGAGACATCGTGCTCCATGAGGGCAACGACACCTTGCCCAGTCGTAATGGCAAGTTCTTCATGTGCATGCCTGTGGGCTGGAAGTTGCTTGAGGAGTTGACTGCTGAAAGGGCTGAGAGCATGGCTAAGACGAAGGCTCTCATGGCTGATTGCTTGGAAGATTATAAAGAGGAGAGTGCATGATGTATGAAGAAAAAATCGGTAGGCATCGAGCTTACAAAATGTGGGTCGGCTATGGCATCAGAGAGGGTGAGACTTGGAAATTAGAGTTCAGCTCCAACGATGACATTACAGTTAGAGAGTATGTCAACAAAAAAATGGAAGATGCGATTGCAAAAGCTCACGAGGAAAATCGTGGTTTGAATGAAGTCTGGAAATATGTCGATTACGGCACAGATGTAATAATTGAACGAGAAAATTGGTAGGGGGAAATTATGAAACTAATCACTAAAGAGATAGCTGCCAAACTATCAAAAAATATTGGCGATGCAAATGTTGATATGCCTTACTTGAAGTTGTTTAACCCAGTGGGTTCAGCGACTTGGCTTATCACAGAATACAAGGAAGAGTCTGGTAGGCTCTTCGGCTTGTGTGATCTTGGCATGGGTTTTCCTGAGCTTGGTTATGTGAGCCTGCATGAACTTGAGTCAATTCGTTTGCCGATGGGCTTAGGGATTGAGCGAGACATGTATTTTGAACCAACTAAAACTCTAGCTGAGTATGCAAGTGCTGCTCGAAAAGCTGGACACATTGACACTTATGGAGGTGCGTGATGAACGATAAACCAATAAGGGAGAGTGTTGGAATGGAATTAAATAGTAATTATTTCGTTCCAGACCATAAAAATTGGAGCTATGACAAGCCTAACTATTATGTGAGCAGAGTATTATATAGTTCTAGCAACTGGGCTTTTATAAATGATGATCTTGATATTTTTCCCAATAGAAAAATCTTAGAAAAGAAAAAGAATTTAAGAATTATCTGGGACAGTAATGATCACAATCACCTTGATTACTGGGGCTATTATGACAACTTTCCTTTTACACACAAAAACATTAGGAGATGGGTTATTTTAGAAGACATGACTGCTGTTGGTTTTAATGAAAATCCGAGCATTGGTTGGTCTTACCCAACAAAAAAAATGAAAGGGTTGCCGACATCTGGTGGCAGAATTTTGTTACCACGATGGAGCATAGAGGATCACAAATATATTCCAAGAGATATAAAAGATAAGATATTGAGTTTGTTGAAAATTCATTGTGAACACTAAGACTGACTAACAATCTGATCTGTCACATGGTATATTTATCGTGTGACAGATTATCATTTAAAGAACTATTTGCTATCGATGCAATCGCATTGGTGTATTAACCATGCGCTTTATGAATCCGTCCAAAACACATTGCCACTGATCGCAAAGTTCAATGCTGGTGATGGCACTACTCGTCTGGAAGAAACACCGATCAAGAAACATCTAAAGAAGATCCACCCAGAGATTTACAAGGTGCCACTGTTTCGCAGGCACTTTTGCAAACTGATGATGGACGAGATCAAGCACATGCAAAAGGAATTCAGTTTTGAGACCAACAAAGACGAGGACGAGTTGCGCCAGATCCCTGAGATCGTTCTGAGTGAGCGCTGCCCAGAGTTGTATCGCAACATGTGGTTCATTGTGCAAACCGTTTTGAATCCAATTTTCTTCTCGATCTGGCAAAGACATTGTGGATCCATAGCAAGTGTGCAGATCGCCAACTACAATCTGAAAGACAAACAACAAGGTGCATGGCATCATGACGAGAGCGCAGATCTCACGGTTGTCGTGCCACTGAATACTGGGAAGTACGAAGGTGGCGGTACGGAATTTTATAATTATGGGATCGTAGATCCGTTACCGAGTGGTCATGCTTTGATCTTTCCAAGTTTCATACACATGCACAGAGGTTTGCCAGTCGATACTGGAGATCGCTACTTACTGGTTTTCTGGCTGTATGATCGCAGTCGTGTCAACTACCTGTACGAAAACGCTCTACCATAGATCGTTTAGATCAACCGTCATGGGTCCTTCCATGTTGTAAGGCTTGAATGTGTTTTCCTTTTTGGCTCTCAACAAGGTTTGCAAGGCTTGCTCATTCTTGGCTGACGCATATTCAATGGCTTCATCGCTCATGCGATAAATTGCGTATGGATATGGGTGTTGTTTTTCTTGCGCCAAGAAATAAAACGAATCGGCTCTGAGCCCAGTTGCACGGCAAGCATACAAATACAATGCTGCCTGCATGTGATAACGAAACATATTGATTGCTCTTTTGAATCCTTGTGGTGAAGCATCACGGCAGGTTTTTAGATCCCATGCGTTCTCACCGTCATACCAGTCCAGCCGAGACTTAAATGGCACACCGTGGTACATGTAACAAAGCGTGAGCTCAACTCTGTGATCGTCTTTTGGAATGTAATCGGACAGCACTTCTCTTCGATCCATGCAGGTTTCATACATGTCTTTCGTGATTGCGGTCATGTTTCCAATCTCATCTATGAACTTCTGATACTCTTCTTTACCAGCTTTGGTTCTGCGGTTGATGTCTGGCTGGATCACAAACTCTTTATCAAAGTTGTGATGCTCCAGAAAAACCGTGTGTTGTACCCTGCCTTCTAAAAGCGCTGGTGTTTCTGATAATTCGCTTCGGTTCTTCCAAGTGTAAGGACACTTGGATATGGTCATGAGATCGTGAGAACTGTGAGCATCGATTGCCCTGTACTCATCAAATGGTATGTCGTCAAAGACGCCTTCTTTAAATTCCATGTTGCCTCCTAGAATGGTTCATCTATCGGAAACGGCTCTTCCAGCTCAACCTTTTGAACCAGTCGATCCAAATACCATTGCGCTTTTTTAAGGTCGTTCATTGGGTCTTTTTTATGTTCCCATCTGTGAAGATACTTGAACACGGATCCGAGTAGATAATATTTAAAATTTTTGCCCAGTTGTTGCTCGATGTACTCGATGCTTTCAAGTGGTGCTTTCTTGTAATGTTCTGGATTGATTTTATCGGTCATAATTTTTCTCTATAGGACATTGGGTGAACAGTATTTAACAAACAATGGTGAACACATTTAGGGATTCACCCAATGCCACAATTAGTTAAGGCGATGAGGTTGGGAGGTTATTTTTGATGATTACCTTTTTCCTCATCGCCCACCCTCTTGACTCAAAAGGGGATTTTATCGTCAGCGAAATCAGTGGAGGTGTCTTCCTGCTGACTCTCCTCTTTTTTAGCTGCCAAGAGTTCGAAGCTCTCATTGATGTCGTTCTGGATAAACTCTGGGAGTCCATCGAACACATCGCACATCGCTTTTGTTTCATCATTGCTGTTGCCATCGAACTCGTTGCAATAAACATCGAGGTCGAATACAACCGCTTCATTGATGGTTTCTTTTGTGGTGAAATCATCTGGTTTAAAGATCGCTTTGATGACTGCGTTGCCATTGTCATTGTGCTCAACATGCAAAGTCGCTGGTGCGCCAACCATTTTAGCAACATCGAACCCATCGAGCTCTTCTTTGCTGAATGGTTTACCGCGCCAAGTCACTAGATCTTTATATAGTGTTGCGTTTTCATTTAGAGATGCAGTGTACTTTCGACCCAAGACAAATGGTTTCCCAGCGTTGGCACCTTCGGTCATGAGTTGATCTTGCAACTCCCAAGTGACACGCAATGTCTTTCTTTTCTTTGGCGGATTATCTTTCCACTGTTCTTCTCTTGTACCGAGATCAACGATGCTATAACATACACCGAGGTACTCGCCTTCTGGACAGATTTCTTTTTCGAAACCGTCAGCACTTATGTTTAGTCCCATAAGACCCTCCTGATTTGATTATTTTATAAATTAGTGTAAGATCATATACATTTATACAATATAGTGCAACTTTTTATTTAGGGACAACATCATGGGACTGAACATTAAACGACCAAACAAGAACTTCGACAAACCTTTTTCAACAGACTATCAAAATCAATTCCTGAGCTTCATGCATGAACATGGCATGGAGCCTGACCCCAAGGTTGGGCTGGTGGTTGATGGGAGCATTGGTCGTGCTTACATCAACATCGGTGGTGACAGGAAGCTGTCGGGTTGGTACCAACTCTGGTTGAACCAATCCGTCCCTTTTGGAAGAATCGGAGATTACCGAATTTCGGTGGACGACCCGACAGCGACTTGGAAGCCAGAGAACGAAAACAATTATCGCATGACGCAAGATCAGATCGATGAGATCAAAAAATTGCGCAGAGATGTGGAGATCAAGAAGGCAGAAAAGTATTCCAAGACTGCAAAGAAGGCACAGGCTCTCTGGGACGAAGCCAGAGCTTGCGAGAAGCATCCATATTTAGAAAAGAAGCAAGTCCTCAGCTATGGTCTTAAAATTGATTCTGGTGGGCGTTTAATGATCCCAATGTATGACAAAGATTTGTCTATTGTCGGACTTCAATATATATCCGAGGACGGCACCAAGCGTTTCCTTACTGGTTCCAAAAAAAGCGGATGCTTTTTTGTCCTTGGACAAGAGGTGTTGAAAACCAGCGAGAAAGTTTATTACGCTGAAGGTTACGCCACAGCAGCTTCCGTTTACCAAGACATGTCACAGCCTGTCGTGATTGCTTGGGACGCTTACAACTTACAGAAGGTCGCAGAAACGCTATTCCCAAGCCTAAAGAACCATAAACACATATTTGTAGCTGACAACGATGAAAGTGGCACTGGCGAGAAAGAAGCGGTCAAAGCCAGCCAGTGGATCTTGAAGCAAAAAGGGCAGAGTGAGGTCCTTATGCCGATGGAGAGAGGCGATTACAATGACCAGAAGGCTGAGGATCAGGATGAAAAGCCAGCGCTTCAAATCATCGATATCACGCCCAGCGAGATCGACTTCATGCGTTCTGAGAAAGGTCGTATGCTCAATACGAAAGAGAATGTACAGGCAATCATGGATATCCACGCGATACAGGTGCGATACAATGTCATTAAGAAGAAGATCGAGATTGAGATACCCAACATGGACTTCAATGAGGACATGAAGGAAGAAGCCAGTCTGGTGGAACTGGAGGATCGCTGTATCAAGCAGGGCGTACCGTACACGCGAGTCAGAGACTATTTAAAGGTGTTGGCGAAGACATATAACCCTGTGGGTGAATGGATCGACAGCAAGGCATGGGATGGCACATCACGGATGCAAGGCTTTCTGGACACCATTACGAGCTCCAGCCCCACTGCTCTGAAAGAGATGTTGCTCAAGAAATGGCTCATTTCCTGTGTGGCAGCACTCTATGAGCCCAATGGGGTCGAGTTAGAGGGCATCTTGGTGTTCCAAGGCGCACAGGGTCTCGGCAAGACATTGTGGTTCAAGCGACTGTGCGATTACAACAACGGCTGGCTACTTGAAGGCGCGACCCTCAATCCATCGGATAAGGACTCTGTTAAGAGGGCGGTGTCGCACTGGATCGTTGAACTGGGTGAGATAGAATCGACTTTTAAGAAGTCAGACATAGACCAACTCAAGGCGTTTGTCACCAGTCGCACAGACGAGCTCAGGTTGCCTTACGACAGGGCTTTCACAACTTACCAAAGACGCACCGCGTTTTACGCGAGTGTAAACGCCAGAGAGTTTCTTACAGATACATCAGGCAACCGTAGGTTCTGGTGCATCGCAGTCGATGCGATTGATGTCAATCATGGGATCAACATGCAACAGCTATGGGCAGAGGTTAAAGAGACCATGTATGTCAGAGGACAAAAAAACTGGTTTCTCAGTCCAGACGAGCGCGAACTGCTGAACGACAGCAACGAGAGTTACCGCACACAATCGAGTGTCGAGGATCTCATCATGGAACACTGCGACTTCACCAGCAAATATCCGAGCGCTGTGCAGATGACGAAGTTGCTGAGAGATCTGGGGATTGCCAATCCGAGGATGCCAGACTTTAAAGAGGCATCTAGGGTGCTGGCTAACAATGGCGTAGAGCCACGCAGGACCAATGGCAAGAAGGTCTATGATGTGGACTACACGAAAGCGACCAGTGAGTTCTGATGCAATGCTGGGCGTGTAAAGGAGAGCTCATCTGGGGCGGAGACCAAGACATCGAAGATGAGAGTGAGGACTATGCCATCGAGACCAACTTGAGTTGCCCCAAGTGCGGAGCATTTGTGATGGTACATCACGGATCAAAAGGTAAATACAAAGAATTAACGGAAAAGGATTTGAAGGAATGGACGAAGAAATAAAGATTGAGTATCAGAGCAACGACTTCATGGAGTTTCTGGAGTTTGCACATCTGATGTATGACCAGTACATCGAGTTGCATCGTGACGAAGGCACTCGACCAAAGAACTGGGAGCAGTATTTGAATGAAAACTTCTTCCTGCTTACGGAGTTGTTTCGTGAGAAACGAATACACTAATGTGCAAAAGTTTATAATTGCAACAGTGTGAGGTGAGGGTAAGGTACACTGTGTTTGTAAATATGTATAAAAATGTGCATTGTAAAGATTTATATTAATTTGAACAGATTTGTGAAAATGTACAAAAGAGTGAGGGTTAGGACATGTCCTATCACTGTACCTCACCCTGTACTCAAAGCTAACATTGGTGGTGGTTTCACTTATTAGGTAGTGTTAGGTATATACAGAATAATAATAATAATAATAATATATACCATAGCAGTAGCGCCCCTATATACAATACGGTTATACACCCCTATATAGGAGATTGCCTAACACTCACCCCTGTTACTGCTGGTTTATAAAAAAATGTAAAAATGGAGATAAATATTGAAAGGAGATAAGATAGTCAAAAAAAGCTCATTCAAGTTTTTCGTTATGAGAATGTATCATGACAACAGGCAGGAGAGATGGATGAATGGAGTTGATCCATACAAAAACATGTTCCGCTACTACAGAAGCAATAGAGCTTTTTTAATTAACAAGTACAAAGAGGAATCAGGCGTTGCCGAAGAAACCAAAGAAGCCACTGGTTGAACCACCAGAGAAGTTTGAATTGATAATGAGTGAGTTCAAACTCACAGACATGCAAGCGTCATTCGTTTGGCATTACACTGAGGGTGCGTGTGGTCAGACAGAAGCAGCACGAAGGGCTGGTTACGAGTTCCCAGCAGCATCAGCGAATAAGCTACTGAAAACAGAGAGAGTGGTCAAAGCTGTCAAGATTAAACAAGACGAGCTGGCAGAGAAGTATGCGATCACACCACAGAAAACTGGAGCGATGCTCTGGAAGATTGCAGAGACATCGTATGAGAATGGTTACATGGGACCAGCCGTGTCAGCGATCAAAGAGTTGAACCAGCTTGCAGGGCTCTCAATCAATAGAAGTCAGAACATAAACATCAACGCGAATGTGGACAAGATGAGCAAGGAGCAGATCAAGGAGCGCTTGGAAAAACTGTTGGGAGTTTCCACAGAATATGAAGATGACGATTACTAAATGAAATAACCAAGCTGAGAGCCTCGCCCCATTTAAATCGTTTTTCTCAGATTTTTTCTTCCCAGATCCCAAAAACCTTTATTTATCATATACTTACGCCACATTCCTGATGTGTACTTCTTTATAAATGTGTATATCTTTATGCACACAATGGTAATAACCCTTTGAAGGAACCCTATTGGATCGCCCTTTTTACTGGGGCGTGAGGACCCAATGGGGTGGCACCCCCCATATTTGAGATCGCGTATAGCTGGCGTAGTTATAGTTGAGTTCGCCACATTATTTCAGCAAAAAAAATGAAAAAAAAGCAGGACTCAGCCTGCTCTTTTCTTGGATCCCTATTGGGTCAGTCTTTTGGGACTCAAACCTCCTTGATAAAATAAATTTCAGTTTGAAGTCCTTGTTTGGATCTCGCCTTCGTCTCAACCAATCGGTTCTTAACCTTGATTTCTTCACGCGCCTCCATATCTGTTTTGAAATTAGGCAAACCATTTTTGTATTTACTTGCTTTGATATCCTCCCAAAAATCCCTGCTTATTTTGCTGTACCTATTTTTCTCACTACCCTTGGGTCTTGGTTCTCTCAAGTAAACCCATTTGGGTCCTACGGATCTGACCTCAACAGTTCTATAACCATGACCAATGCCTTTTTTCTCTAGCTTGTCCCACCAGTTACAGAAACGATACTTTTCAAGTTGCTCACTCACTGCTCACCTCCCAAGACATTTTGGCAATCGCTTTGGCAAACTCTTCAATTCCCATCTCATCTGGGATATTGCTTTGCACCTCCACCTGCTCTATGAACTTTCGAACCAAACGGTTCAGTTCTTTTCTGGTTATCATTTTCTTGGCTTTCGTATTGTGATACTTCTGACCAAGGTTTAGTCTTTGCTCTTCATTGAGCTCGATTGATATATTGGTTTTCATATTACCTCCATAATTAATTTATACTTTATTATACATTTTTATAAACAATCCCTCAAAGCACTGTCATTACTGCGTTTCAGAGCATCGACTTTTTTCCTAGCTCGCGTAAATTCTGGAAATCAGGCGATTTTTGCCTGAGATTTTTACAAATCCTTGTTACTTTTTAGAACGATTCTAAAGAAAACCCCTGTAAATAAAGGCTTTGCAAAATTCGCGCAATCCGATTTTTCGCATTTGTGCTGGTTTTATGATAACTTTCATCTATGGATTTCTATGCCTCAAGACTGCCCTATCGCTCCAGCGAAGAAGAGAGAGCCTATCGCGAAGGACTGGGCGCTTTACCAGCTCAAGCCACTTGGATGGCTGGGCTTATGGCACCCAGCGCAGGACTGAGCGATTACTTTGGTTATTACCCAGAGATGCCCACTGCTGAACAACCGATACCGACTGAGTATCTACCCAGCTTTGCAGAAAACATAGAAAACAAAAGATACATGGACGCGCTCTATCAAGGTCTGGGCGTTTTGGGAGATGTCGCCTACGCCAGTACACCTGTGACTGGGATGATGGGACCCCTAGTGGGTGCAACATTGAAAGCAGGAAGTGGTATCGGTAAAGCCACCAAGGGCACCAAAGGAACAAAAGGCGGTTTGGAGTCCCTGCCAGAAAGTGCGCGTGTCGCAGATGAACTCAAAATCAAACGCGATGATCTCATGAACCAGTACGGCAGATATGAACCTTATAGAAAAAATGTGGACTTTAAATTCGATTACAATTTAGAGACACCCACAGAAATGTATTCACCCAGCTTAGAGGCACTGATCTATAAAGCACCACCGAACTTAAAAGGAAAACAGATCTCTGAATGGTTAAAAGGGAACACCAACAAAGGCGTTAAACCCAAAGAGCTGGAGTTCTTAGACATAGATAATATCACCGAGACCTACCCAGACATCACCATACCTGAGCTCTTAAACGAGGTGCAACCAGTCAAGATTTCAAAAAGATACTATGAAGACACCGCCGATTTTCGATTCGATTACGATGTCGACACACCTACAAGAGACCCACTGGATGAATCCTATAAACTTTATGACAGCATCATAGAAGACATCAATTATGACATTGAACAAGAAGATTTTTCTGGATTGGCAGAAGAATTTGCGGAGTATTATGAGGGCACCAGAGGCATAGATAATATAAGTACAGACCTGAATGAACCTAGTTATCCCAGAATGATAGAACAAATTAAAAAAGATCAGGCAAGTGGAAAGAGTAAAGAAACACTCGATGAAATCATTGAAGAGTTTGCAGAAAAAAGATATCTTGAATACCCTTACTATAAAATCACACCACGCAGTGTCGGTAACAACGAATTTTATATAGACAGAAATACCTTTGCCTTTGGCAACGAAGAGGTTGGTTATCAATTATTTGTAGATGGTGAAAGAGTCACAGACTTAAACAACATTGCATACAGTCAAAACGAGGCACAAATACAACTCCAAAGAGCAATGGGTGCAGACGACCCAGATATGTACACAGGCGGTGGTACCATGTACAAACAATACATCGATGAAAACTTACCCGGTGGTTCGAATTACCAAGAAGTTGTATTCACATGGGATGATGCGCCTGATGGTGAACATAAAGTTTACATGACACATTTTGATGATGATAACCAAATAGCACACGCTTTGACCAGAGATCGAATATTAGAAGATGGTTCCAGCACAAAACACATCGATGAGCTCCAATCCGATCCAGCCAGAGAAGGATCTAGGCATGGTTATGTAGGCGATGAAAATTACATCAAAGCTAATGAGATCATTAATAGTAAACTCCCAGAATATGAAAAAAATATAAATGATCTTTTAGATATCTATGAGAGTCAAATAGAATTATCGTTTATTCCGTCCTCCAGAAAAGAAATAATGAAAGAAGAGTTATTGAGACTGAGAACGAAAGAAATGAATCAAATGAGAGAATTTGGAGCATACATGAGAGAATTTGGTTTTGAAGATGTAAAAACAAGTCTAAGATCCATAAGAAATGATTTACAAGATTTTGGTGACGATGGAATAGTAAACAATTTAATTGATAAGACCTCTGGGCTGGAAAGTCGTGCAGGAAGATTACGAACCGACATGTACGATCTAATCAGCAAAAATAAAAAAGCTGTTCCAAACATCCCATACAAAGACGATTACTACAAAATGGGAATCAAGAATCTACTCCTTGACGCCATCGATGAAGGCAAAGATGCAATCTCCATTTCTACTTCTGCTGTTATGAAAGCCAGATACAGCGATCAGTATGAAACTTTCTACGAAACACTCTACGACAAAAAAATCCCTTCGTTCATGAAGAAACTGGCAAACCAGTATGGCGGTAAGTTTAAGAAAGGTAGTTTAGATTTAGAAGATGTATATGGCAAAGGCATGGCTGAACTAGGAGAAAAACAGGGAACATACCTTAGATATGGCAGAGAGGGCAAAGATCCAATGATTTTTGAAAACTTAGATAAATTCGAAGCCACCATCATAGAAATCACCCCAGAAATGAAAGCCAAAATACTCGAAGAAGGCTTGCCAACATTTAAACGAGGCGGTGAAGTCAGATCTTCGCTGTACGATATTGACATTTTTGGAGCCGAGATGAGATAAGTGGTTGACTCAAGAAGAAAAGGTGCAGCGTTTGAACGCGAGGTAGTGAACAAGATCAACGCATTTGCAGAAGAAAACAACCTCCAGTTTTCCTGCAAGCGAAATCTCGATCAATACCAGACAAGAAATCAGTGTGACATTCCGATTCCCAACCATGCAATCGAGTGTAAGCACTACAACTCTGGTAATTGGTTGAAACCAGCTTGGTGGAAACAAGTGTGCGAAGCCAGCAACGGATCGATCCCAGTTTTGATCTTCAAATTCAATCGAGTACCGCCCAGAGTTTGCGTTCCTTTGTATGCAATCAACCTAGAAATGGAACGCACGAATGATATAACTGCCGTCCTGCCAATGGATGACTGGTTATACCTCCTAAAAACAAATTGGACCCAATACGAGACAATGAAATGAACCAAAAAACCCCAAAACACGGCATCACAGGTGGCTTTTGCATCGAAAAAAACGAAGTTGTGAGGTATTTAGACCACATCAAAGGCAAAAAAGGTGTGAAAGGCGAGATTTACAGCGATAAAACCACGAAAAAGGACGAAAAGTACCGCGATGTGATGATTTACCGCCTCGATCAGAGCGATATTGAGCTCTATGAGCCGATTCAGACCATCGCAAACAAGGTCAATCGCTATTTCAACTACCAGTTGGATGGAATCGAGCAAGCACAGGTCATGAAATACCAATCTCCGTCCAATGGCTACGACTGGCACATGGATCTGGGAGCAGAGGGCGTGTCTCTGACCAGAAAAATAGGTGTATCGGTTTTGCTCAACGAAGATTACAAAGGCGGTGAACTTTTTTTTAGAGGTGGCAACAGCGAAGAGTCAATCAAACCCAAAACTGGTGAGGTGGTGGCTTTCTCTTCATTCGTTCATCACAAAGTCAACCCTGTGACGAAAGGAAAAAGATTGGTGCTGGTATTCTGGCTTACTGGTCCTTGTTTTCGTTAAGACCAATACTTCATGGCATGAAACAGTCTGCTCGACTCATGCTTGGGCAACCTCTTTTTGAGCTCAACCAGCGTCATCGAATCATCGTAGCTGTATTTTGCTTTCAAAGTATTCCAGTATCGTTTCCATTCTTTCATAACTCACCTCAAAGATTAACAAGTTTCATACCATACTCATTGACTCCTTTAGAAACAATTAAGCCATCTTTTTTGATGAGCTGATTTATTCTAAAAGGTCTATAGTCAACATGATGATGAACTCTATTCCATTTATCAGAAAGAAAAGCAACATCTGGGTGCATATCTACCAACATTTTGCTCTTCAAGTATGTACCATCTTTTTCATAAA